GGGGCCATCTTCTTCGCGGACGCCCTCATGTCATCGGCGGCTTCGTCTACCTTGTCCCCGAGCTTTGTGGCGTCGGCTGCAGTGTCAGCCAGCGCACTCGAGGCTCGGCCTAGCTCGGCCTCCAGCTCCGAGGCATCGGCGCCGATTTTGATTTCAATCTTGCCGCCGTCTTTCGCCATCAGCTGCTGCCCTTAGCCGTCATGCCGTGCCGCTGCATGTAGGAGTTCCGGTGCTTCTCGAAGACTTCCCGCTTGCTCCGCTTCTGGTGCTTCTTCGTCTGCTCTGGGGTCTCGTGGGTCAGGTGGAAATCAGCGAGCAGTTGAACCTGACGATGCCTGTCGAGTGTATAAAACCAGCCAGGGTCGCGATTCCACTGCCGCTCCACGGTCAGGATCTCGCGGTCGATAGCGCCCTGGCCTCGGAAAAATCCTTCTCTTTCTCTACCTCCTGAGCCGTCGGGAGCTCGCCGTGCATCTCCGTTAGTATCTCCAGGCCGCGCCCGTATAAGGGAAAAAGGGGGACTCCCCTCGAGGCGAGCCAGTCCATCACCCCTCCCCCGTAGGCGATGGGGTCAGCCTCTGCGACTGGATACACCGGGGGGCGTGGTCCGGCATTGTCCTCGTCCCAGCACATACCGATGCAGGCACAGATGAGCCGCGCCATTTTGGCGGGGTCATCTTTGAGTGAGCCGTAGATGTTCAGCGTGTCGTAGATCGCCGCGAATGAGGAGGGAGGCTTGAGCGTGATTTCGCCCATGGGTGGAAGGGTGATCGGTTTCATGGTTGGTTCCTGCTTTGGGTGATCTCTTAGATGCCGCCGTAGGTGATGCCGCCGTAGACTTCGCCAGTGATATTGACAGTGTCAGGGTCGCCCTCGCTGAAGCTCCAGTCCATCTTCACCTTCGAGAACTCAGCATAGGCATCGGCTGCCTCTCCGTGATCGGTCCCCTCGATGGTCAGGCGAACAGTGAACAGAAACTGCTCGAAGCCAGTGCCGCCGGTGGAGGTCCAACTCACCTCATTGTCGAGGACACCGAGCAGGTTGTCAGCGGTGGAGTTGGTGAACTCCAACATGTTGACGGAGAAGGAGATCGTGCCGACCTGGTCGTTGCCCTTGCGAAGGCCGACGATGGCACCCCGATCCATAATGGTCAAGCGTTCTGCGGATTCGCTGCCGTTGTCGAAGGCGAAATCTCCCGCGCCCTCGTAGGCGACGACATAGGTATTCGTCGCCCCTGAGTCCATAATCGAGATTGTGCCATCTCTCCTCGTTTTAACCGTCGTGCTGACTGCCACTGTAGCTCCCTGTTTGTTTGGTGATTATCCGACGAGACCGCCAAGGACGACCTCGTCAATGAACTCTTCTGGTCTGTTAGTGCGAAGCTGCCTTGCTGGCTGGCCCTGGGTCAACGCCTCAAGGGCTGCCTCTGCCATCTGTGCCTTTAGGTCTGGGATGGACTTCTTCACGATGTCGAGCACCTCGAACCAGGCGCGGTAATCGGAGGGCTTGCCTGCGCGGTGAATGTAGCCCGCATAGTGCTTGCCCTTGCCCTTCCCCCTCCTGGGGTCCTTGGCCTTGTTCACAAGCTCCAGGAGGTGCCCTGACTGGCCCGCTGTGACGTTCATCTGCCAGCCAGCGCGAGAGGTGCCAGGCTTGCCGTAGTACTTCGTTGGGGGCCTGTTCTGCTTCCCGTATGCCCAGCCGCGCCACTGCTCCTTTGCTGCTCTATCGAGCTTCTCGCCGTGGTCCTCGAGCACCAGGCGTTCGGCCTCCGAATACTTCTCGAGGTCGAACTTGATGCTCGAGGTGATGGTGACGCTCTCGCTCACGGGGACATCTCCTTCCAGGGGTGGAAGATGTCCATGAAGGTCTCGACCACGCCGAGGATTCCGCCGCGGTCTTTCTGGCGGCGCTGATACGCCTTCTCGGTGATCTCGACTTCTTTGATCATGCTGCTGACGACATCGTCCACCACGCCGGCCCAGACTCGCGGGATGAGCTCCTCATAGACGGATGGCACCATCCAGCGACCGTGCCGGCCTTTGGCCTTGGGGCTCCCGCGATAGTGGACGAATGAGGAGTACCACATCGGGTTCTTCAGCGTGATTGAGACCTCGCCTGGCTGATATGAGTTCACGAAAGTCCAGGCGGCTCGCGAGGTGCCAGTGTCTACCGGCCACTCTGCCCTGATTCTGCTGATAATCTCATAGCTCCAATCCACGAGCTTCCGCTCTTCGTTGGGAGCGAGGGCACGCGGCGCACCGTGAAGACGGGCGATGGCGCCGTCTACGCTCGTCAGCATGATCGGGACTCGGATCGCGCTCATCTCAAATCACCAGCGTGAGGTTGTAGGTCACGGTGAAGGAGAAGGACTGGATCAGGAAGGCGCCGGAGCCCGCATACTCCATCGTTGCAGGTCCGAATCGGATCGAGGTGCCCTGGGTGAGACTGGTGTTCCCTGCGGCCAGGTATTTCAAAGTTGTATGCAGGTCTCCGAGTGCCGTGCTGGGAGCCTCGAGACCATCGGTCGGCCTGACCTTGTGCCCAAGTTGGATGTCGAAAACCTGCTCGACTCGGACGCCTGCGGCGGTTGCCTTGGAGCGGTCGGGAGAAGGCGAGGGCGCCACGCTGACCGGGGCCACCGAGAAGCTCTGGTCGATGACTTGGTTTGTCTGATTCCTCACGCCCAAGGGCGAGAGGGCCTGCGTTAGACCAGCCGCCACCAGGCGAGCAATCACGGCAGTGAGGCAGGCGCCGGGGGTCATCGTCCACCACGCCCTCGTCTCGACCTGGCCCCGCTCGACAGCATGATGACAGCCGAGGCCGGCTTGTTGTCTGCGCTGATGGTGTCGTCCTCTCCGGTGTCTACCCGGCTTCGCATCCGCTCCCACTCAAGCTCGAACTCTTCTGCGTAGAAGTCCGCCAGCTCGCTGAAGCGATCATCGGGATCGAGCAGGGTGGCGTAGTCCCTGAAGATGAGCTGAAAGCAGCGGGAGAACATCACGGGCCGAAGGGCGGACGAGGTGCGCCATTTCCAGAAGGTGCAGCCGGAAGAGTACAGGCGGTTCACGATGTCGAACCAGGCCAGCTCGATGTAGTTCTGAAGCGAGGACACCCCGCTTTTCAACATGCTGACGACTTCGCTATGTCGGTAGACGAGGTCCGATTGCGAGACGGGCGGATAAAGCCGAGCGGCCACCAAGGCGGCGTCATTGTAGAAAGTGAAGGTCGCCCCGCTGATGACAAGGTCTACCTTGACGAGCCACTGGTCGCCAAGGGTCTCCGCGTCAGTCGTCGCGCTTGCGATGGTGGCCGAGGTGAATGTCCCTGTGGATACCGTGCCAGATACCGCGTCCACGACCGCTGAGCCTCCAGGCTTGTAGAGGCTCAGCGTCCCAGAAGTCAGCGTTACCGCGCTTCCGTCCTTCTCTATGGATAGAGTTATGGACTGGTCCTTGCCCTGCTCGATGAGCGAGGGCATCTTCCAGGTCGCTTGATAGACGGTATCGCTTGCCATGCCAGCCTAAGAGATGGCGATGGTGAAGACGGCGAAAAGGGTCCAGCCACTCGTTCCAGAGGCTGCGCCGTCCGCGGTGGCATAGATAAGGGCTGCCTCATTCTGATCGATGTTGACGATGGTAGTCGAGCCGTCGGCCTGGTTGCAGTAGAGGGTCTCCGCCGCGTTCGCCTTATTGGCAATCCAGAAGAAATGCCCAAGGCGTGATCCGGCTGCGGGCATGTTGAGGTTTCGGCTTGCACCACCCGGGTCGAGCGCTTGGAACTGCGAGTCTTGATAGGTCAGGGTGTGTGTGCCGGTCAGGGTCTCGGCATTGAAGCCGCCAGGATAGCGCTGGGGCCGCGGAATGATGAAGGGGTTTTTCCCGGTAAATGATGCCATTTCAACCTCTTGGTTTGGTGGGTTAGCGTGTCTTCTTGGAGTCCTCGCGACGGTCTGATCTGATGGCGCACTCTCGCGCCTTCTTCTTCGCGTATTCGGTGGAGTTGCCGTGCTTGACCAGGCTCTTCACGAAGCGGTCCATGGTCTCGCGCTGGCCTTGGCGTTCGCCGCCGCCGCTCACTTGCTCGCCTTCTTGGCTGGGGCCTTCTTCGGCGGCGCCTTCTTGGCGGGTGCCTTGTGGCCCAGGGTCTTCGCCGCATCGGCAGCGAGAGAGCCAGCGGCGTCTCGGTCAGACTTGTCGCCTGTGAGCTTGGCCTGGTCGAGGCTATGGATAGCCCGCTTCAGCAGGCGTCGAGCCGTGACTACGTTTGCCTTCGTTGTCGCCATCAGACCTCCACCGGAGTTTTCAGCGTCTTCTTCTTCGTGGTTCGCTTGGCCTTGACCTTAGCAGCCAAGTTGTTGCGCTGGTTCTCCCACCAGACCTCCATGGCTTCCATGCGCTGCTGGCTGCGCTCGGCACGCTTGAGGAGGTGCGGGTTTCGCTCGGCTCGGCCCAGCAGGGAGTCGTTGCGCCTGCGCTCTCTCGCCAGGAACTTCTGGTACACCTCGTAGTGCATCTCCTCGATCATGCCGCTGTCTCTGATCTTGGCCTGGAAGGCGCGGAAGGCCGGCCCGACCTCGGTGGTGTTCCAGAGGAGCTCGCCATTCGGCAGCACCGTGGCCTCATCGCAGAAGTCGACATACCACTTCGCGCCGCCATCACACTCGTAGTAGCGCACGTAGTCCTGGTAGTCTTCGAGGCGGATGTCCTTCGGGTCGATGTAGGTGGCGCCCTTGGCGGACAGGTGGGCCAGGGTGCCGGTAAGGCTAAGGTTCTCGCCAACGCCATTCACGCCAGGCTTCGCCACGATCTTCGAGAGCCGGGGCACGAAGCCCTCGACAAGGTCGAACTCCCAGTTCGTCGGGTAGTGGACGTACACGAAGCGGGGAGCTGGTCGGTATCGGTGATTGTTGGGCAGGCCGCGCTGTACTGCGACAGGGCTCTGCTCCTTCTGGGGCGTGGTGAGCTTGATGCTGGGGGCGAAGGCCATAGGTCTCTCTCCTGCTTAGGGTGGGGTGGGGACGCCCAGCCAGGCCAGCCAGGCGCCCCCGATGGGGTTACGCGTCAGTCGCCACGAGCACTCCGCGGGAGTCCTCAAGCTCGGCCACCGCCGGGTAGTAGTGGGCCAGTGCGGCGGTCTCACCACCAGCGGCATCACGGACCAGCTCGACCAGGATTTCGCCAGCGTTGACGAGGATGTCAGACGCGGGGATGTGGCCCTGGATGAGCGCGACCGGCGCCTCGGTGTAGGCGAAACAATTCTCCCCGAACATCGCGCCCTGACGGTTTCCACCGCTCGAGGCGCAAGAGTCCGACTGCCACACGTCGATGCCATTCCATGAGCCCTGATATCCAGAGCCCTTCGAGGCCAGCATTTCAGCCGTTGCCGGCGTGAACTGAATCGCGCCGGTCTCTCCTCGCAGAGAGCTTCTGAAATCGTTTAGCTGGACTGGGTGCCCGACGAAAGTGTATCTGCCCGACACCAGGGACGAGTTGAGTTGGAACTGCGCGTCGTACATGTCGTCGACGCTCATGTCCACGCCGCTGGTTCCGACCGAGTTCGAGAGCGAGCCGAACAGCGCCGCAATCAAGTCGGTAATGGTCACAGCCACGCCGCCCATGAGGTTTGCCACCAGCAGGTTGAGATCAACCGGAGAGCCAGCCACTGGGACAAGGTCGGTGATCTCGTACTGGCGTGCATAGCGTGCCACGGTCAGTGTCGCCTCGTCGGTGGTGTAGGTCGAGTTCGAGGAACTGGCGCCTTCAGCCACAGACGAGAACGCGCCAGGCCCGGGAACGCTGGTGATGGACATTGCGGTCGAGCCGCCTGCTGTCCAGTCAACGCGTCGGCAAACCGCCCGCAGGTCGGTTGGGTCGTACAGTTGTTCGTGGATGAGACTCGCGAGAATCTCGCTTACAAGACCGCCATTAGAAACTAAATCAGCGGTGACGACTTCATTGGCCATTGGGAAACCTCGGGATCGGTAGGTGTAGGGTTGCGCTCTTCGTTGCCCTACGACTCTATCGGGGCCGGTCCCGGGGGCTCTCTTCGTTCTACTGCGATTTGATGCTGACTGTCAAGACTACTTGATGACGCCCTGCGCTCGGAGAGAGGCGAGCACCGCTTCCTTCTGGTCTCCCAGGGTGCCGCCGTTCTTGCCTCTGATGCGTCGGATCTCGTTGGCGTCGAACTCGCGCTGTGAGTGGGTCACACCTTCCTGGGTGCCCTGCTCCGGGTTGCCGTTCAGCGTGGCGCGGACTGCCTCGATCAGCCTCTCCTGCTCGGTGGTCGGGCCTGACCTCTTCGGGGGCGCCGTCGTCTCGGTCTCGGCCTGGCGCTGTCCAGTCATGCGCTCGAAGTGAACCGCATACAGCGGGTCTTCCTTCACGCTGTCGAGCCACTCGTTGAAGGCGGGCGCCTCCTCTCCCATCTCACCGGCTGCCGCGTTGTACTCCCGCCGAAAGAAACGGCGGACGCTTGGAGCCGAGAAGCCGATCTCGACCAGGTGGAGCTCTTGGGTATGCGTAGACTGCAAGGCCTGAAGCTCATCAGTCACTGCCTGAAGCTGGGCTTGCATCTTCGCCATGTTGGCCTCTGCTCTCGTCGCCTTCTCGTCGGCGGCTGCCCTGTGCTCGCTCATCTCGTCAAGCCTAAAGCGTGGGACGGTGTCAGACACAGAGCGGCGACCTCCTGGGCTATGCGTGGGTGCGCCGTTGCTGGTCGGGATTTCCTGCTGGGTGTCGTCTGACATGTGGGGTCTCCTAAGAGGGTTGATCGGTGGGTTGCAGTTCCATCGCAGAGCCCAGGCCTGCGAGCTGGGCGCGGATAGCGTCAATCTTTAGAAGGTGCTCGATGGCATCCTCGTCGCTCTCGATGGCTGGATTGAGCCGACGCATGGCGTCAATGCGGGAGATAAGCCCGAGGTCCAGCTCTGCCTTGGTGGCCTCGACCAGTTCCTTCCTCTCTGCCGGCGTCGGGTCGAGCGAGCGGTAGCTGATCTGGTACTCCCTGGGATTCTCATCGAGAGCCGCGCCACCGTAGGCGTTCGCCAGCCTGGCAGCGGTCGCGAGGAGCTCCTGGTCTGCGATCCGAAGCGAGGGCTCGAGTAGCTTCTGGGCTCTGCGCTGGCCTGCTCGGCTTACCACGATGGCATAGCCAGACTGACCGCTGGTGATCTGGAGGTCGGACGGGTTTAGGCCGGCGTAGACAGCCAGCCCCATCTCGTACTCGCGCAGGGCTTCCGCGGCTCGCAGCGGGTCCATGGTCGGTTGGAACTGCCCAAGGCTCCCGCCTGACGGTCCCTTGCTTTGGAACTTCAGGATGCTCTTCCGGTCGGTGGGGACCACGTCAACCTGCACCCCGCTGATCTGGCGGGTGATGCCGCCCTGACTCTCAACATCCAGAGCGTACCGCTGGGGATGAGAGCAGGAAGTGAAGGCGTCCGACCACTGGGACCAGAGAGCGGCGAGCCTAAGCGCTCCGCGGCTCACCTCGATGCCCTCGTGCCAGTTCCACATCTTCGAGGAGACGCGGGCATGGTAGAGGACATAGGGAAGGATCGGGGCGCCTTGCCTGTCTCGGTAGGGATAGACCCCGTCGAACTCCGGCGCATACATCGCCGTCACGTCCTTCCTCAATCCCTTGCTGTCCTCCTGCTCGATGGCGAAGCGCGGCTCGGCTGGGTCGGTCACATCCCAGACTTCCCAGACCCAGGCGCCATGTCGATAGCGGACTTCCTCGATGCGGCCTGGCGTTGTGGGCTGGTCAGGCATGGCCTTGATGACGACAAGGTCAGCAGGGACCGGGCGATAGCTGCACTCGGTAGCGCCTATCCAGTGCTTCCAATCCAGGCGTACCAGGCTCTCGCGTATCGCCAGGGTCATCAGGGCTGTC